CGATATGCAAAAACTACAACATCTTTTCTGGCTGCTGTGCAAATTCGTTGCATTGCTATTTGGTGTACTGTTTTGACCTGATCTTGTGTAGACACTATTTAGCGGCGTTTGATGTGATGCAGGAGATCGCAAGCCCTCAAGTATCTTGGGATATCTCTGATTTGCGGAATCACATCACCGTATACAGTGAGCAGGACGACTCCGTCTCCATCCAGGGCGTGGCCTCCAGTGAGGCGAGCATCAAGCGCTACGGCAAGCGGACGGCGCTGGAGACGTTTTCGGACAGCGACACGGTGAGCGCCACTGCCAAGGCAAAAAACCTGCTGGGCAAGAAAAACCGGACGAAAGAGACGTTTAGTTGCCGGGTGTACGGGAGCGACAAAGTGGTTGCCGGGTGCCGGATGAAGGTAAACATCCGCGATGAAGTGGGCGAGTTTTGGGTAACTGCCGTGAGCCATGAGCTGGCCCCCGTCCACATGATGACTTTGACCATGGAAAGGTGCGACCAGTAATGTCTTGGGAACATCAAATTGCAAAACAATTTAAGGAGCGGGACAATCCTGTCAACTGCGTCTGGTTCCGTGGGACGGTCCAGTCCCCGATCCGCACGGTCAACGACAAAGGGGAAGAGAGCTTCCACGGGCCGTTGAGTGTGTCGGCTTTTGACGGGCAGGTAATACTTGGAGATAAGCAGTTGCGAGTACTGAGCCATGTTCCGCGAGTTTATGCGCCTCAATCTGTGGCGATTGTAGGCAATCCGTTTGCAAAGTCTGGCGGAAGTCAGACGTTTGTCCTCCTGGGGGTGATCTAATGTTATTCGACCAAATTACCCAGGAGCAGGAGGCCATGACGGCCACACGCCCGGAGACGGAGATCGGGATGGGGTTTGCCTTTGACTGGCAGACCCAGCACCTCAAAATGCAGGACGGGACACCCGTTTTGGTCTACGGCGTGGCGGCAATCAAAGAGTGGGTGCAGCTGGTAGCCCACACACGACAGGGACGCTACCCCATTTACCCGGCGGATTTTGGTGCGCCGGTGCAGGACCTGGCAGGCCAAAAGGCCCCGAAGGGATACGATTTGTCAGAGCTGCGCCGCCACCTGGCAGAATCCGCCGCCTACAACCCCGGCATCCGGGATGTGGGCCAGATGCGGTATGACGGAGAGAAGGTCTTATGCACCCTGACCCTGGAAGATAACGACGAAGGCATAACGGAGGTGATACAAATTGTCCCTTGATTTTGATACTGTGCATCGAGAGATGTTAGCCAGAATCCCAGACCGCTACCAAAAAACGGCTGGGTTTCCGGCCTACGATTTCACGGCGGCGTTTGCCCAGGCTGTGCTGTCCCTGGACGATGATATCACCACGGCGGAAGCGAACCTGGACGTGGACAATTTAACCGGGGTTGCGCTGGATGAATTTGTGAAACAGCACCGGGGGGTTATCCGGAAATACGCCACCTACGCCACGGCTGAGATGCAGGTGGTCACAGGCGCGGGCAGTATTTCGGCGGGCGATTTGTTTTCCACCGAGTCCGGCATCCAGTTTTACGCTATTTCCGATAGCGACGTGGTGGCCGGGAGCAAATTTACCGTGCGGGCCTACAACGCCGGGGAGACGGGCAACGTAGACGCTGACAGCATTGTCTATATGCCTATCACCGTTGCGGGTATTTCCGCTGTGACAAACCCCGAACCGTCCACAGGCGGCTATGACAGCGAGACGGACGATGAGTTACGGGAGCGCTACTACGACGATCTCCAAAACCCCAACAATGGCGCAAACCAGCAGGCCTACATTGCTTGGGCTACGTCGGTTGCCGGGGTAGGCCGGGTTAGGATTTTCCCGCAAGCCCAGGGAAAAAACACCGTCGAGGTGTGCATCCTGGACGCAAACCAGGAACCGGCCGGTGCCCCGCTTATCCAGCAGGTGCAGACGCTCATTGATCCCAACCACAACGGGGACGGCGTGGGAGAAGCCCCCATCGGGGCGGTCTGCACCGTAACAACGGGGACGGCAAAATATATCGACGTAGTGGCCAACGTCACTCTGGCCAGTGGCGCCAGTATCGGGAGCGTAAAAGCCAAGGTGCAAGCCGTGCTGACCGCATACCTGCGGGGCCTTGCCTTTGAAAAGACGGGGAATTATATCTCCTACTCCCAGGTGGCCAGCCGTATCAACGCAACGGATGGCGTGTTAGACCATAGGGACCTCACCGTTGCCGGGGGGACAGGTAACGTTGTCCTGGGTGATCGGGAGACGCCTATTCTTGGGGAGGTGACCCTGACCGTTGTTGGTTAAAGAGTACGCATTGCGACAACTCCACTGGATATTGCAAAAGGACCCCTGGATCGAGGCAGTGATGACAGCGGGCGGCGTGACGCTGGACTCCCTAGCAGACCGGATCGTGGATATCTACAACGCGGAGAATTTTGAGGAGCTGCCCCTGGAACGTGTGCGCTACTATGAGCGCCTGCTGGATTTGGAACAGGACGAAAATAAATCCCTGCCAGACCGCCGAGCGGCTATCCAGGCGGCGTATAACATCGCTCAAAAACCTAGCCTGGAAACCATGCAGAGCATCTGCGACGCATGGCAGGCAGGCGGCGTTATCTGCTCCTACACGCCGGGGGAACTCACCCTGAAATTTATCGGAGATGTGGGTGTTCCGGCGAACATCCAGGACCTGAAAAGTGCCGTCATCCGGGCAGTCCCGGCGCATATCTACGTAGACTATGCGTACAGATATCTGCTGATACGGGAGGTACACGAGGTGATGACATTGGCTGAGCTAAACGCTACGCCCCTATCCAGTTTTGCGGGAGGTACCTAATATGGCAAGCAATACAGAAAATCTGAACCTGCTGATAAAAGACCCGTCCGTTGACGGTGCAGACACGTTTAACGTCAACACGATGCTGAACGAAAATTGGAAGAAAATTGACCAGTTTGCCGGAACCGTGGCCCAAACCCTAGCCAACATCCTCCAACCCACCACCGCCGCCCAAATCGGCCTTCCCCCCTCCGCCACGCCGGATGATATGTTTCGGGCGTTGGGGAATACGGGGGAGCTGCATGTGTGGAGGAAGACGGTGGTGACGGCAGAAGAGATTCCGGCTGGATATACGTTGGGGACTTCATCCGCTAAAACGTTAGCTAAATCATCGAAAAATAGTGGCAATAGTTATGCTGTGTTCTATGTTAGCAGTGGTATTTCTGTCGATGATGCAGGCAATGTTACCTTAAACGAGCCTACCACCGTTGATATCTGGCAGGGTTATAGCGAAAACGATTCTGGTGAACGTGTAATTTTGGGGAAATTTATTCAATTCTACAGAGCTTCCAATCCTGATGCCGAGATTACATCAGATCTGGCTACTGGTGTATATTTCATCCCAAGCAGTGCAGAATTTACGCGAGATAGAAATGGCAAAAATAGTGGATACACCAATATATCTGCGTGTCAGCAGGTCAACGCCTACCCCAAAACTCCCGCTGGCACCACAACCACTTACCCCGTATCCACCAATCCCAATGCGTACCAAGAGGGAACGTCAGCAGGTACCACCATCGAATACCTGGGCAAGTTGGGGGATAAGGCGAGAGTGCAGGTGGTGAGCTATGTGGGGACGGGGACGTATGGGGCGGATAATCCCACTAGCCTAACATTTGATTTTTTACCGAAAATGGTAGTAATAATGACTGCCAATTTGGGCGACACGAACAATTGTGGAAACTCCTTGTACGAGTACGGTTTTTTGTGGATAAATGGTATGACAGATGTATCTACCGGATACCAAAGCAGTAGCAGTTCCGCTAATGCCCGTATATGTAAAACGACACTAAACGGGCATACTTTATCTTGGTATCTTAAACAAACCTATTCAGTATATTCGTCGTATCAATTAAATTCGACCGGAACAAAATACATCGCTTTCGCCATCGGATGAAAGGAGGCCCACATGTACTACATCAACACCCAAGGCCCCAACCACGGCAACCCCACCTCCGCCCCCTTCCCCAACTCCGTCGCCCTCCCCGATACCCTGCTGATGGACTACATCAACACCAAGGGCTTCTGCACCCTCACAGTGCAGGACGGGGCTGTGACGGCTCTGGTGGTAGACCAGGTGGCGCTGGACGCCTACAACAAAGACCACCAAGAAGTGGAGCCGGAGAAGCCCGTGACAGTTGAAGATTTGCAGGCGGAGAATAAGCGCTTGAAAGCGCAGATGGAATTGCAGTTCCAGAAACACATAATGTTGGAAGACTGCCTGCTTGAAATGGCTGATATTGTCTATGCGTGAGAGTATTGCGCTATGGCTTATCGAAATCTTATTGAAAGGAGACATGGAAATGATGGCAATGCTGTATGCAAGCAAGATTTGCATGGAGGCTACCAACCCCAAGACTGGTAAGGCTTGGGTGTTTGGTGATGTGCCTGCCAAGCTCAAGGCTCAGGTTGCAACCGTCCTCATCGACCAGTGCGGCCTGCCCGAACTGGTGCCCGCTGAGTACGGCGGGACCGCTGACGCAGAGTAAGCACAACGGCCCCCGTGTTTGCGGGGGCCAACACTCTGCAAGAAATGTCGAGAAAATACTCACAGCTAGAGCTGGCCGCAGGGCTGATCCTCAACGTGTGGTTGGGGCTGGGCGTTTGGGATTACTCCAGGCTGCCCGGTAACATCCTGGGGCAGATTTGCCCGCAATACACGCTTGCCTGGGCAGCTCTCATGGTTGTGGCTATCAAACTCGAAAATTTGATGCACAAAATCGCGGACTGGATACTCGACCGGAAGAAATAGAAAGGACGGGATAGCATGAAACTCCATAAGCTGATCCTGACGAAAAACGAGTGCTATATCAGGGGGGTACCTATCACTCCCATTGGCGTGATGGTACACAGCACCGGGGCCAACAACCCCAACCTCAAGCGCTACATCCAGCCGGACGACGGACTGCTGGGGACCAACAACGCCGGGAACCATTTCAACCAGTACCGTCCTGGTGGCCGTCAGGTTTGCGTCCATGCCTTTATCGGCAAGCTGGCTGACGGCTCCATTGCCACATACCAGACGCTACCCTGGGCCATGCGTGGCTGGCACAGCGGCACAGGCTCCAAGGGCAGCGCCAACAACATGGGCTACATCGGATTCGAGATTTGCGAGGACGGCCTGACCGACCCCGCGTATTTCCGGAAGGTTTACCGGGAGGCTGTCGAGCTGACCACCTACCTCTGCAAGCTGTACAAGCTGGACCCGAAGAAGGACGGCGTTATCATCTGCCACAGCGAGGGGCACAAGCGCGGCATTGCATCCAACCACGAAGACGTAATGCACTGGTTCCCCAAGCACGGGAAGAGCATGGACGCCTTCCGGGCGGACGTAGTGATGGAAATGAGCAGCAGCACCAATGACAGAGAGAAAGAAGAGGGTGACGACATGGACATCAAGAAGTTTCTCGAACAGCTGACACCTGAGATGTGTTACAGCATCATGGTCGAAGCCATGGCCTATGCAGCCAAGCAAGCAGAACCCGAATGGAGCCAGAAGGAAGGACACTGGGCCGAGGCCACTAAAAAGGGCCTTGTGAACGGTTCCGCGCCTGAGGGCTACGTCAAACGGGACGAGCTGGCCGCTGTGTTGGGCCGTGGTGGGCTGCTGTGAGTGGCTGGCTGGTTGAATACTGCGACAAGCTGATCGGCGGTCTCTTGGCGCTCTTGGCATCCTCTGTTGTGGTGCAGGTATCTCCGATCAAGCTCAACCCCTGGACGTGGCTGGCAAAGAAGATCGGGACGGCCATCAATGGCGAGGTCCTGGAGAAGGTGGATCATATCTCCGTGGAGCTGGCCGCGCACGTCAAGCACGACGACGAGCGCAATGCCAAACGCGCACGAGTGAGAATCCTGCGCTTTGCGGACGAGATACTCCAGGGGGAACGCCACTCGCGGGAGCATTTCGATGAGGTGCTGGAGGACATTACCGAATACAACCGCTATTGTTCGCGGCATCCTGAGTTCCCGAACGACAAAGCCGTACTGTCCATTGCCCACATCGAGAGTACCTACCGCACAAGGATGGAAAAAAACGACTTCTTATAATTCTGGAAAGGAGTATGACCATGAATCAGAAATGGTGGAAGGCTGCCGGCGTTCGGGCGGTCAAGACCATGGCACAGACGGCTATTGCAACCATCGGCGCAGCGGCGGTACTGTCTGCCGTGCAGTGGCCGGTGGTGGCGTCTGCTACTGTGCTGGCCGGTGTGCTGTCCCTGCTGACCTCTGTGGCAGGGCTGCCGGAAGTGGCTTAATAGGTATAGAAAGACCCGGCTTGTCTCGTAGGAGGCAGGCCGGGTCTTTGTCGTTTTTGAAGAAAAAGGAACTAGAGGACTGTCTTTCAACAATCCTCTAGCTTGATGGTTAACCCGAAAACGTTGCGAAAAATGAAAAGTTCGTATCTTCGCATTATGGCAGGGTGCCGACACAAATAAGTAAGTCGGCCGAGAGGGGCGGCGGCAACCGCCCCTTTCCATCAAAGTATATCCGGCAATTATGATAAAAGCAAGGAGAAATTACCATGAACAGAACCAGACGAGCAAGCATCCGCCAGATCATGGGCCGGATGGAGGAGCTGGACATTGAGGAGCTGTCCAGCCAGCTGGAGGAGATCATGGAGGGGTAAATTAGTATATAAGGCGGTAGGTGTTATGAGTAACACCTACCGCTTTATAGGTTTATTTTACCCTACGTCAGTAGGGCTTTAATTTTATCTGTAGATGGAAGTCCGAGGGCTTTGTTTTTTTCTCTTTGGTGTAGATGATCCGGTCCACAATACTGTGCAGGAGGGCGTTCCTCCGGGCCGGATCGGCGCCGGCGTAGGCGTCCAGGACGGCCGCTATCTTACGGGCCTGCGCAGCCTGGTCTACGTTGGCAGCCTGGTCCATGGCATCCTGGATCTCCTGAGCCTTATTCGCCAGGGCGGCAATCTTGCCCTTTACCACCGGCATCCGTTCCCGGAAGGTCTCTAGGTCATACTCGCCCATTTCCAGGAGATCATACAGGCGGGCTTTCTGTCGCTCTGCGGCGGCTTGCTCTTTGCGCACAGCGGCCAGCATGGCCCGGTAGTCCTGCGGGTCTGCCTGCTGCATGGATGGCGCTCTGCCAGCAGTCAAACTCTCCAGGGCTTCCCGGAGGTGATCCAGGACTGCATCCTCCACCATATCATACTGGGCAGAGGCACAGCACCCAGGGCGTTGACACAGGAGGTAGTCCATCCCCTTCAACGTCCGGCGCTGCATATTGGCGCCACAGTTGGCACACTTGACCAGGCCGACCAGGGATGTCTTGATCGTCCCGTCCTGCTTAGATGGCCGGTATCTTCCCGCCATAACAGCCTGCACTTTATCATACAGGTCTACGTCCACGATGGCCGGGTGCAGGCCATCTGCGATCTCCCACTCCGCACGGGGATTATACCGTGAGGCGTGCTGGGCCGTCTTCGACTTGATGCGGGTCCGCTTATTCCAGCTGACCTTGCCGATATACACGGGATTCCGCAGGATGGCAGCCACGGTGGTCCGACCAAAGGACGGGGTCCGGCGAGGATGTGCCCCCAAGAGGTTGACGTGATTTGCAATGCTGGTGCAGCCGTAACCGTCGGCGTACATCCGGAACATCATCCGCACAAAGTCCGCCTCCTCCGGGATGATCTCCAGGGTGGGGCGCTTGTCCACATAGATATTTTTATATCCGTATGGGGCGTTGGACACGTAGCAGCCGGCCTGGATGCTCTGAGCGAGACCACGGCGCAGGCGCTTGCGGATCATCTTATATTCCCGCCGGGAGAAGAACGTCTTAAACTCCGCCAGCTCATCGTCCATCTCATCGGACAGATCATAGGTCTTTTCCGGTGTGACGATGAGGGTCCCGGTGTCCTTAAACGTGTCAAGGATGAGGCCCTGGTCCCGCATGTTGCCACGGGAGAGTCGGTCCAGATCCATGCAGAGGACGGCGTCATACTTGCCCTCCTCCACGTCCTGGAGGAGCCGCAGCATCTCCGGCCGGGCGTACAGGGAGCCGCCGGAGACCACCTCCCGGTAGGTCTCCACGATGTGGATGTCGTGCTGGGCGGCGTACTCCGCCAGGGCCTGGCGGTGCCGGGCCAGGACTTCGTCGGTGTCCATGCCCTCCTCACCACGGGATTTTCTTAGGTATTGAGCGGCATCCATGGGGAGACCTCCTTTCGTTCCTTGGTGTGATTATATCATATCAGCCCCGGCTTCGGCCGGGGGAGGTTTATTTTCTGCCTGCCTACGAGAGAAGCATTTTTACAGGCCGAGTAGCTGCTTTTTCTTGGCGTCGAACTCTTCCTGCGTGAGGACACCAGCATCCAGAAGTTGCTTATACTTTAAGATCTCATCAGCGGCACTGGGGGCCGCAGTCTGGACGGGGGCGGGCTTGCTGGAGTCCAGGCCGCGCAAACGCTCCATGAGCGCATCGAATACAGCTTTTGCGGACTTCTTATCTATGGCAACGTTAAACTTTTCCTGTGGAGTATCCACCGTGATGACGCCGAACAGCATCCCGGACTGGAAAGTTATATCATTTATTCTGTCCAGGGAGACGGTCTTAATTGTCTCGCCAGAGAGAGTTTTTTTCTGTGCGAATACGAGCCTCTTGTTTGTTACGGCATAAGCGTAGTTCTGATCGTGTTTGGTTGCGCTGACATAGTTGTGCAAGCCGATAAACGTAAGATCTACCGTTTCATCGGGGAGCAGCTGCTGTGCGACAATGTCAAAGTGCTTGATGCCCCACTTTTCGTTCTCTCCAGAGCCGTAGCCATGATCGGCAGCATAGTGATACATTCCAGCTCCGGTGCGCAGATCATAATTTTTCGGTTGCGGAGTGACAACGGGCTCCACGGCCGTTTCTTTCTTCTTGCCAAACAGTGCCATAACAATCCTCCTAAATCAGTCTTTCAAAAATATAGTTCCGCTGACACATTGCCGTAGGTATACCAACAGACGACCTGCTTCATTAGGTCCTCTGAGATCTCAAACCGTTCAGCCAGCTGCCAGATCTCGGTGCAGCCGTCGGCTATGGCCTGGTCCAGCTCCTCTTCGGAGACAGCCCGGCGGACGGCCCATTTGTTGGCCTTGTACTCGTGTTTCTCAATCAGATCAAACCGGCTGGACAGCTCGTGGGTGGCGCCGGTGGCGTAATGACCGCACTCGTGGAGGAGGGCGGTCTTTTTCTCTGCCAGGGTGGGCAGTCGCTCAGTATCCAAGAAGATACCCCAGGCCTCTGGCTGCCGGAATCGGACCGTGAGGGCGTGGGCTGTTTCATTGCTGAATGGAAGCTGCCGGTCGAAGAGGAAAACTCTTTCGCGGTCCAGCCAGGTGCAGAGGTTATTCAGTGTCTCCATCTCTCGCCTTTCGTGCATCGTTGAGTTGCTTTGCCATGGATAGAAGAATCTGCTTGTCCATCTCAGTCAGGTCTCTTGTCTCGTTCTGCATCGCAAAAGTGAAATCATCAAAGGTGGGGGTAGAGTCTTTCGCAGTGGTCTCTCTAAGCCCTTCTCTGCCCAAAATCTCATCGATAGATACTCCCAGAACCTCACCTAGTTTTAGGAGTGTTTCATTGTCAACGCTTCTTTTCCCTGTTTCGTACTGAGACACAGTGCTATCAGCAACGCCGATTTTGGTGGCAAGCTGCTTCTGCGTCAAGTTTCTCCTCTTTCTGATTTCTCGGATACGGTTCCCCATGATCGCCACTCCTTTCCCCTATAATCTAACCTTTTCAAATTGAAAAGTAAATAGCTCTTCTCAAAATGACAAGAATACACTTGACAATTCGAGAAGCTGTGCTATATTTAGTATTAGAACTTCACAATTTGAAAAGTATTGAGGTGATTATGTGAGAGAATGGTTAAAAGTTGCTCGGATTGACAAGTGCTTGACCCTTCGCGAGATGGGTGAAAAACTTGGCATATCCGAAAGTTATTACTGTTCCATTGAAAATGGCTCTCGCCAGAAGCGCATGGATATTTCGCTTGCGTTTGGAATTTCTGCCATCCTTGGGATTCCTATATCTAAGATCGCAGAAAAAGAACAGCAGGAGAGAGAAATCACAGATGGAGAAGAGGAGGGGGAAGAATGAAGTTACCATACGGTATGCCCAAAGCGGAAGGGAAGCCTTATGAACTCGCAAAAAAGGTCACAGAACTGCTGGTGAACAGCTCTGTGACCTATCGGGAGGCCGAGGACGCATTGACCCTGGCCCAGGATATGTTGATGGACGTAAAGTTGAAAGAGGCCCGGACGCTGGTCGATGAGCTGGCGGACGCCCTAGAGCATCTGAAACTCAAGATCAAACGAAGAGGAACACGCTCTCCCGGTCCAGCCAGGTGCAGAGGTTATTCAGTGTCTCCATCTCTCGCCTTTCGTGCATCGTTGAGTTGCTTTGCCATGGATAGAAGGATCTGCTTATCCATCTCAGTCAGGTCTTTTGTCTCGTTCTGCATCGCGAAAGTGAAATCATCAAAGGTGGGTTTAGCATCTTTCGCAGGGGCTTTTTTCGATTCCGTTCGACCCAGGAGGTGGTCAACAGACACGTCAAAAAACTCGGCCAGTCTTACAAGGATCTTATAACTTGGTTCGCTGGAACCGCTCTCATACTTAACATAGGTTGTCCGACTTACTCCTATGGCTGCAGCAACATCCTTCTGGAGAAGTCCTTTGGCCTCCCTTAGCGCTTTCAGTGTGTGCATTTTCTTCACCTCCTGCTTCTATTATACGTGAATTTTCTTCACAGTCAACAAAAGTGATGAAATCCCACTTCTGCGCTTGACAAGTGAAGAATCTCCACATGCAATAAAACGTAGGAGTGAAGAAACTCCACTTGGAGGTGGTGAATTTGAACATCAAAGGTTGCCGCATTAAGGCGGGCCTGCGCCAGGAAGATCTGGCCGTTGCACTTCATGTGGACCGTTCTACCGTGGCAAAGTGGGAAAGTGGAGATTCCACTCCCAGGGCGACCATGGTCCCCATGATCGCAATCGTTTTAGCCTGCAATATTGCAGACCTCTATGAGGATAGAGAAATTACAGTGGAGAACAGGAGGATAAAGAATGAACGAAACAAAAGGTAACATTCGCTGGGCAGAAAAATTCTGCACAGACGAGAGAGAAAGAGCCCTGGCGAGACTGAGCCGTAAAAAAATCATCAACCTTTCCGCCGAGATCGGAAATCTGCTGATGAAAGAAAATGGCCTCTCGGTTGCCCAGGCTAGATTTATCCTGGCCATCACGGGAGACCGTTTGTTGGTGTTTAGCCGTCAGGTTTCTTCGTCAGAATTGGACTGACTGGGAGGCCCGACAACACGGAGGGAAAACAGGTGGTCACTGTCGTAGGTCATGCCGTCAGTTTCCGCCCAAATCTCCGCAGGGACAGCGCTCAGCTTAGACAGAGCGCCAACCAGACTGTCATACTCAGCCTGCGGGAACGCCCGACCGCAATTCGGGCAGTTCAGCTTAGGGTTCGGTCTGAAGTTTGTTGCTCGGAGCTCAAATGCACAGCCACAGGAGCAACTGTCAATTTTTACCTTAAAGTCCATAACATCACCTCTCTTCTGGTCCAGTTTATCACGGAACGGCGGGAGGGACAACAAGAGCAGAGGAGGTGAGAGGGTGACGTTACCCACCAAGAAGCGAAAGGACACGGCCGACAATGCCCGTCCAATGTTCTATGACAAGACCGCCGAAGAACGTTACAAGCGGCACAAGCACCTGACCTATGGCCGCCTTATCCTGCAGGGTCTTGTGTACTTCGTCCTTGGTCTTCTCGTCTCGCATGCGCTCAAACTCCTCTAAGGCATCTAGGCCAGCTGAGGTGAGTTTCCAAGCGGTCACATTAAGTCCGCCGTCTATGCTGTACTCAGCTGGAGTGATAAGTTTTTCCAGAAAAACCTCATTTTCTTCTGCATTTAGACCATTTCGCTCTAACGGATCAGAACGAAAACGGCAGAGAATGTGGTATTTACGTTCAGAAATCAAGAAAAAGCACCTCCTTTCGCCCTGATTCTATCACGGCGGGGCGGGAGGGACAAGGAGGGATCGACATGGTCATGCGAATCAAGGAGCTGCGGGAGTCTGCCGGCATGTCCCAGCAGGAGCTGGGCAGCAACATGGGCGTGGGTCGAAGAACCGTGAAAAACTGGGAGCTGGAGATCGCCCTCCCACTGGCCCGGGACCTGCCCCTGCTGGCAGACGTCCTGGGCGTGAACACCATTGACGAGCTGTACTGCCGGGAGGATTGAGACAAGCCCCCGCAGACATAGATTCCCAGAAAGGAGGTAGACAGCCATGACCCCATACCAGACCGCAGACAGCCCCGGCGTGCGCCGGACGGTGGAAACCACAGTGCGCAGCCGGGTGGGCAGAAAGCCCACAACGGTGACCATCACCAAGCTGCGCAGCGATGCCCCATTCTTGTACGAGATCGACGGCCGGACCGTCCTGGTGGACGCTGTGACCATCACGGACTATGGCCCCCGGTATGGGGCCAGCACCGTCTACACCGAACACACCGACTACACCGAGGAAGAGCGCCGGGCAGGCCGGGCGCAAATCCAGCGTGCTGTCAACGACGTCATGCACCAGCTGGGACGCTGGTGAGAAAAAGGAGGATACCCATGCGCAAATCAAACGCCGTAGAGAGAATCAAAGAGGCCCTAGCCATGGACACCATGCTGCTGGTGGTCCAGGCCCATAAGGCCCGCGTCCAGTCCCTCCGCCGAGACCAAGAAGCCCGGGAGCGGCAGGAGGCCCACGACTTAACCGTGGCCCATGCCCGGATGGGCGTCTATCTGGCCGAGCACGGTATCTGCCAACCGGTCTACCGGGAGGTGTGGTAAATGCCGTACACCATCCACATCTCCGCCCAGGAGCTGCTGGACCGGAACATCCTGGCCAAGGTCCCCACGAAGGAGCACGTGCCATATGTCCCGCCAGCAGAGGACGAGGAACCCCAGGGTACGCCCTGGCGGAATATGCCCATCAGGAAGCCCCGGAAGAAGCGCCGGAAGGCAGCCAAAGAGACCCCCGGAGAGTGAGGAGGGAGCACCATGACCAGGGACGAAATTTTAAGCGCAACCAAGCCCCAGGGCGGGATGTTTGCTGTGATCCCGTCTGTGGTGATGAAGGACCAGAATCTGTCCATGTCCGCCAAACTGCTGTACGGCATTATCACCTGGAAATGCAATGACTATGCCTTCTGCTGGGCCACCAATCGCACCCTGGGCGAGGACCTGGGCCTGTCCGAGAAGCGGGTTTCCAGCCTGATCTCCGACCTGGAGGAAACCGGCCATATTGAGGTGGAGATCCTCCGGGATGAGGAGACCAATCAGGTCCTTCAGCGGCGGATCTATCCCATCGTGAAAAGCGGCCGAAAGGCCTTCCCCCCTCCCCCTGTTTCCGGGGATACCCCTCCCCTTATTTCTGAGGGGACCTCCCCCCAAACTCAGGGGGACCCTCCCCCCGAAAATGCGGAGGAGAAATATAAAATAAAAAAACAAAATATACCCCCTAAAGCCCCCCGGGGGGCGAGTGTGTGCAAAAAGCGCAAAACCATGCCGGACTGGAAGCCGGACCGGTTCCAGAGATTCTGGGAGTTTTACCCCCGGGGAGAGAACCGGCAACGGGCCGTCCAGGCTTGGGACAAGCTCCAGCCGGATGACGGCCTGATACGCACCATGGGCCTGGCCCTCATGGCCCAGATGTCCAGCGAGGACTGGCAGCGGGGCGTGGGCATCCCATACGCCTCCACCTGGCTCAACGGCCGCCGGTGGGAGGATGAGGTCAAGCCCTCCATCGGGGCGGCCATTCCCGAGAGCAAGGGGGCGTACCGGCTATGACGGAACAAGCAAAAACGCCCCAGCAGCAACTGGACGCCCAGATCGGCGTGCTCGGGTCCCTGTTGCTGGACGCCGATACCTGGGCCGGGGCTGTGTTTCTCAAAACCAGAGAGGACCAGTATACCGGAGAGTACAGAGCCGTGTTCCGGGCGGCCCAGCAGCTGCACCGGGAGGGCAAGCCCATCGACCCGGTGACGGTGCAGGCCAAGCTGGGGGCGGAGTACACGCCCATGCTCCTGCAGCTGATGGATCTGACCCCGACGGCAGCCAACTGCGGGGCCTACATCGACCTGCTGGTGGAGCAGGCTCAGGTGGTCCGGCTCCAGACCCTGGGGCTGGCCCTGGCCGGCTGCCACTCTGCCCAGGAGGCGGCGGAATACCTGGAGGAAGCCAACCGGGCGATGGTCCAGCAGTCTGCTATCCGGGTGGTCAGTGCCCAGGAGGGGCACGTGGAGTTCCTGGTCCGGCAGGACCAGAAGGCGGAGTACATCCCCTGGGGATTCCCAAAGCTGAGCCAGACCGTCCTGACCTCCCTGGGAGACATGGTTGTCCTGGGCGGTCGGCCCTCCGCCGGTAAGACGGCTCTGTCCCTGCAAATGGCCTGGGAACAGGCCCGGGACCGGAAGGTGGGGTACTTCAGTTTTGAAACCAACCCGGATGAGGTGTATGATCGTCTCCACGCCATGGCCAGCGGTTTGGACAGCACGAAAATCCGGATGCACAACCTGCGGCCGGACGACATGGATAAGGTCATCGGCCTGGGTCGGGAGTTTACCCAGCGCAAGCTGGACGTGATCCACGCCTCCGGCATGACGGTGGAGGACGTGCGCAGCGTGACGGTGGCCCGGGGCTACCAGGTGATCTACGTGGACTACCTGCAGATCATTCCCACTGGGCGGGATATGGACCGGCGGGACCGGTTCGGCATCGTCTCCCAGATCTCCATGGACCTCCACCGGCTGGCGGTCTCCCTGGGGGTGCTGGTGGTGGCCCTGTCTCAACTATCCCGAGGAGATAAGGCCGCAAAGAATAAAACCCCGGACCTGTCCGACCTGCGAGAGTCCGGCCAGATCGAGCAGGACGCTGACGCCGTGCTGATGCTGTGGAAGGACGAGAAGGCCGACGACCTATGCCCGCCCCGGAATCTCAAAATAGCCAAAAACAAGAAGGGATTCGCCGGGGGCTACATGGTCTTCGACTTTGACGGCAGCACCCAGACCTTCACTGAGCAGAGCGGGGAGAAGGACGTGGCCCGGAAGCTGGCCGCCGCCGGAAAGGCCGCCAGACTCTGGAACAGACAGAGGGACCTGGAAGGCCTGCCGGGCAAGTCGGACGATTTGCCGTTCTGAGGGGGGGTGACCATGCGCACAGTAAGACGCTGGCTTCGGGACGCACAGCAAGAGGAGGATAACACATGATCATAATCAGAAATCAACCGGGGAAGTTCCCGGAACTTATCGAAAAGGCCGACTTAAACGAGGAACTGGCCGATGTGTTGTTCTGCATCCACGAGCTGCGGGACCTCATCGACACAGACGTCCTCTGGGAGACCGTTTTCCGAAAGCATCCCCGCTGGCTCAGTCGGCTGGAGGGGAAGGCATGACCCGGGATGAGCTGGCCGCCATGCCGGAGGACAAGCTGAGGGCGCTGACCTTGAAGAAGAACGGCAAGGGATGCGCCACGACAGACGCTTTGAAAGCGCAAGCTATCCTGTACGAGCGTCTGCACTGGCCTAGCTATAACGAGCTGCTGTCCAGGGGGCTGGATCGCGATGGGAACTACTACACCAAGAAGGGAGAATCAGAAAGATGAAAGACCTGACCTACCTGGAGAAGTACCGGGACACGCAAACCGAGCGCGATTACTACCACCGCCTGGGCGATTCCGGCAATGGTGCGTTCAAGGTGTTCATCAACGGCAGGTCGTTTTTCTGCATCGCCAGCAACGGTGGAGGGTGGGAACATGTCAGCGTGTCCCCCTGCAACCGCAAGCGGGCAACGCCGCCCACCTGGGCGGAAATGTGCGAGATCAAGCACATGTTTTTCGAGGACGAAGAGACCGTGGTACAGTTCCATCCACCGCGCAGCGAGTATGTGAACATCCATCCGTACTGCCTGCACCTGTGGCGGCCAACTACCCAGGAAATGCCCAGGCCGCCCAAAAAATTCGTGTGAAGGGAGATGAAACCATGAAGAGCTATATCGACCGAGCATTTCAGCGGCTGAGGGGATACTGCGAAAAGCGCATCGACTGTAGTTGTTGCCGGTTCGTGGATGAAAGCGGCAACTGTATCCTTGAACTCACAGTTCCTTGTGATTGGAAGATGCCAGAGGAAAAGGACGGTGACAAAAATGATTGATCTCAAGCCCTGCCCGTTCTGCGGCGGAGATGCAGCCATAGGACAAGCTGCTATAGGCAGCAAGAAATACCACGTTTGGTGGGTGCGATGCAAGCGGTGCGGTGCTACTACAGCATCGCACGGCTCTGAGGGAGGCGAAGAAAACGCCGTAAAGGCGTGGAACAGGAGGACGGATGACAAGAGCTGAACAATGGCGGCCAATCCCTGGATACGGTGGCTGGTACGAGTTATCTAGGCACGGAGAAATCCGTTCCTGGTGTGTTACTGGCCCTAGAAAAAAGCGCCGGGACGAGCCTCTGATCCTGCGGCCATTTATGGCCCTGCACAAACGGACGCCAGAGCTGCAAATCACGCTTATGCGCAAAACGTATAGCGTGAAAATCTTAATGCGAGACATTTGGATGGCTGGCCCAAAACCTGGTATGCGAATAACCTTCATTGATGGGGACCGCACAAACCCACAGAACAGATGCCCCATTGCGAAATGCAAGCCGTGAGGAACGGTAATCGCCTATTACCGCAGCATGGCTGAAGCTGCCGAGAAAAACCACATCTCCCGCAGTGGGATGCAGAAACGAATAAACAACGAAACCCTGGCCGATGGCGTAGTTTTCCGCCGGGCCAGTGAACTGGAGGAAGAGCAATGAAAGAACGAGTACATAAGACACTGGAGGCGCTGGAGGCTTGCTCTGGCCGGTCCTGCGGCCTCTGCCCATATACAGCGCCCCGAACCTCAGCCTGCGAAAGGATGCTGAAAGCAGACGCCGCCGCCCTGGTCGCTGATCTGTGGGGCATTGTCTCCCAGCCCGTTCAGAACGCGGCACAGGAAGTGCAGCCCTTTACCAGGGCTTCCATACTGGAGGCAGCCCGCAAGTGCGTATGCGGCGAGCGCGAGGGCGAATACGGCACACCAGAGGATAACTTTGCCCATATCGCCAACCTGTGGGAGACCTACCTGCTGAGGGCCTGCGTGGTGGACGGCTACTTCTTCCAGATCCTGCCCGAAGATGTGGCTACCATGATGGCCCTGACGAAGCTCTGCCGGATGATGGGCGGCCAGTTTAAGTACGACAACTACGTGGACGCCTGCGGCTATCTGGCCTGCGCCGGAGAGCTGGCGGCACCTGTCAGCCATGATGAAGGAACCAATTAAAATCCCCGGCTACACCTACCGCAACTGCCGGAAGTGTAAGCAAGAGTGGAATGTTTCCTGCCTGGAGCCCGGGGGTAAGAACTATGTCTGCCCCTGGTGCGAGGCAGCAGAGCGGAGAAAGGAGCGGGAAGCATGGAGCAGAAACAATGGATCTGTGTCCGCCAGGTAGCCGGGCCGCTGGTGAAAGAGTGCCGATATCAGCGGCCCGTAGTCCGCAAGAGCGACCTGCCCAGCGTGGCCCGGTCCAAGCGGCGGATCCAACGGGAGATCCGCAACAACAACTGTTTTCGTCGGACGGTGGTGGATCGCTGTGAACTGTTCCTGGCGGTGCTGGGGACCAAGGCCACCTTCTACACCCTGACCTTCGTGGACGGGCAGCTGCCGGAACACTTTGACGGCGTCAAGCGTGCGTGGCGTTCCTTCCTCCGGGATCTGCGCCGGCACAAGGGCGCATCGGTGGATTACCTATACTGCGTGGAATCCCGCCACGGAGACGGCCGCTACCACATCCACGCCGTGTTCCGGGACCGGGATGTCTCCCCGGAGGATGTGATCTACCTCTGGCCCGGCGGTCATGTGGACCATCGGCCCATGATCGGGCCGGGCTTTGAGACCTTCCGGGATCGGGCGGTGTACATGACCAAGGAACGGACGGATGGGGTAAGGGTCCCCACCTGGCGGCGGACCTGGAATGTGTCCCGCTCCATGTACCGGCAGCTGCCCAAGCAGGAGAAGTTCCGGGTAGCCACAGGGGAGATCCCGCTCCCACCGGGGGCGGTGGAGCTTGACGCAGACGCACGGATCGGGCGGGGCGGTTATGGCTATCGGTACAAGGTTTACCTGCTGCCGGGCCGGGCCTCTCACGCGCGTGCACGCGCACGCGACAAACTACTTGAAACATAGGCGCTACATCAGAACACACGGGAGAAAGAGGGGAAAACACCTTGCAGAACAACCCGGAACATGATAGAATGTGTACAGTGAAAGACGGCTGGCTTGCCTGCCCAGTGTGCCGGAGGAACCGGCGCCTGCTCCACGTCCTGCCAGAGACCCAGGCCACCTGCCTGGAGGTTTATTGCAAGACCTGCAAGACCGCCGTACAAGTCAACATCGCAAGAGGCCAGAGCGTTGAACGCCGGAGCCCGTAACCACACCAAGGGTGTGATACGGGTTCCGGCGTTTTTTGTTTTGCCCAGGAGGTGACAGCCCATGGCAACGAGAGCCGTGAAACCCTGCCGATATCCCGGCTGCCCCGAGCTGACCCGGGACGGCTGGTGTGATAAACACCGGCCGGCACCCCGCAAACACAAGCGGGGCCAGAGCTTGGCATACCATAGCTGGTATGCCAAGCCAATCTGGACGAAACGTCTCCGGCCTGACCAGCTGATGCGGGAGCCCTTCTGCCGGGTCTGCCTGGCCAAAGGCATCCGCACCCCGGCCACGGTGGTGGACCATATGGTCCCCTTCCGGGGCGAGTGGACATTATTCGCAGATCCGCGCAACCACCAGAGCCTGTGCAAGTACCACCACGACCAGAAGACGGCACGGGAACAGGCGCAAATAGCCCAGGAATCGGGCAGCAGTTAGGCCGGGAGCCTACGTCCGCGCCCCAGCGTGCGGGCCCGGGTGCCCGGATGGGCCTCCGGGCGCACGCACAGCGACGAAGTCGCCGGACCCTCCCCCCACCCCGAAAAAGTTTTGGGGGTGGGTCTCAAGACCCCGGTGCTCACTCGTTTGTGAGAAAAATTCCCCCATGAGAGTTTGGGGCAGGAGGTGGCAGAGATGGCAGCCAACGTGAAACGCAGCGACAACCTGGAAAAGCACCTGACCAAGGCCGAAAAAGAGGCCCGGCAGGCGGCGGAGGCTGACTTCCTGCCGGACCGGCCGGCCCAGCTGAAACCGCCCAAGGGGCTCAAGGCCAAAGACCCGGCAGCCCATCGGTATTGGACCTCCATTGTCAAGCGCATGGAGGGGCTGGGTATCCTGGATGATCTGGACGGGGAAGTCCTTGCTGTGTACTGCACCACCCTCTCCCGGCGGGATTCCATGCAGGACCTGTCCCGGGCCCTGGTGTCCCAGGTGGAGGAGACCACCTCCGCCAAGGATAAGCTGGAGATGATGGGGCAGATCGACAGCCTTATGTCCCGGCTCAATGCCACCGAGAAACAGCTGCTGTCCTATGCGGACAAGCTGGGGCTGACCCCGGAGTCCAGGATCCGAATGGCGAGGAAGCAGGCGGCCCAGACCGGGGCTGCCGACCCCAACGCCGACCTGTTCGGAGACTGAGCCATGGGGACACGGTGGCAAAGCGGGCTACACCATCCCGTCAGCGTGTATGCCAAGCAGGTGACCCAGGGGAGACTGCACGACCTGTGCTGTCCCTGTGAGATCAAGGCCTGTCAGCGGCACCTGGACGACCTCCGCCGCCAGGGCACGGAGGCCTTCCCCTATGTGTTCGACACCACCCGGGCCGACCGCATCGTCCGATGGTTCGGCCAGTGCATCCAGGTCCGGGGCGTGGAACAGCGGGAGGCCATCCAGCTGCAACCCTGGCAGGTGTTCGACCTGGGATGCACCTATGGGTGGGTCCATCGGGAGACCGGGGCCCGACGGTTTAAGCGGACCTACAATAAGCGGGCCCGGGGCAACTTCAAGAGTACCGAAAAGTCCGGGCAGGCCCTGTATCACATGTGCGGGGATGCCATGTATCCGCCCTATGAGCCGGAGGCGGCCGTCTTCGAGATGGAGCCCGAAATAGAGTGTGCTGCTGTGGACCGGGGGCAGGCCATGCGTGTCTTTGGCGACGCCAAGAAGATCGCCTTGTCTTCGCCAAACATCGCCAAACGGCTGTTAATTCCCCGCTCCAATCCGGTGGTGCATCTGAGCCGGGGCGGGTACATGCGGGCCCTGTCCAAGGACACCAAGAACAAGGACTCCGGCGCCCCGTCCTACTTCGTGGTGGACGAATACCACGCCCACCCCACGTCTGATATTTACGAGATCGGGTTCAACTCTTTCGGTAAACGGCCCCAATCCCTACTGGATGTAATTACCACCGCCGGAGATGATGCCCAGAGTAAGCCCTGCTACACGGAGGAGCTCTACGCCAAGCGCATCCTGGATGGGGATCGGACCGACGAGACCTACTTCGTCATGATCCGGGAGCTGCCGGTGGGGGAAGATCCACACGACAAGGGCAAGTGGGCCTGGGCCAATCCCTGCCTACGCTATCCTAACAAGTATTCTGCCTCTCTGCTGGAGCAGATCACCACCGAACACACGGCGGCCTATGGCTCCAACGACCCCCATAAAATCCGGCAGTTTCTGACGAGGAGAATGTGCCAGTGGCAGACGGGCAGCGTCAACCGCTACCTGGATGAGAACTGCATGGAGCTGGCCAAGGCGGCCATGATCTCCCAGGCAGAGTTTGCGGACCTGACTGACGGCCTGCGCTGCTGGGGCGGCTTCGACCTGGGCAAGCGCATCGACCTGTCCGGCGTTGCCGCCGTGTTCCTGCTGGACGACGGCCGGGTGGCCATCCGGATGCACGGCTTCATGCCGGAGGCCGGGGCCCAGCGCCACGAGCAGAGCGACCGGGTGCCGTACATCGCCTGGGCCAAGGACGGTCACTGCACCCTGACCCCTGGCGAGGTCACAGACAACAGCTACGTGTACAACTGGCTGTGCCAGGGCGAGCGGGAACACGACTGGGACCTGGTGGAGGTGGACTATGACGGCCACAACGCCACGGACCTGGCCATCCGCATGGGGGAGGAGAGGAACAACGACCGATTCTGCGTGGAAATCTCCCAGACCTGCGCCGGGCAGAACCTGGCGGTGAAGACATTCCGGGAACTGCTGCTCCAGGGACAGATCGTGCTGGAATACAGCCCCCTGGTCCTTTGGTGCCTGGCCAACGCCATTGAGATCCAGAACAACTATGGCGACATCAAGCTGAGTAAAAAACACAAGGACGACACCGAGCGCATCGATCCGGTGGCCGCCATGATGAACGCCCTGGCTCGGGCTCTGATTGCCCGAAACCAGAACGACCTGGCCACTGCCATCGGCAGCGGGACCTTTACCCTGTGATTTCGGCCATGTCCCAGGCGTGTCTAACGTCTGGTTATCCTCCATAGCCATGGCGTCCGGGCTTTGCCCGGGCGTCTGGGAGATGGCCGAAGGGGTTGGGCCTCCTCCCGGTCCGGAAAGGAGCACTATGAGACGAAAAATTTACCTCTTTGCCGACCTGCTGTTCGTGCTGGGCCTGATCGCCATCGTGGTGGGCATTGCCCTGGCGGGGAATCGTCCCCTGGCCATTGGTGTGGCCGGTGTGGAGCTGATCCTCCTGGGCGGCTTCATCGCCTGGGCGGAGACCCGTGTGGGAGGTGACGGCGGATGATCCTGGATAAGCTGCTTTCCTCCCACCAGGGGGCGCAGAACGCCACCACCCTGGAGAGCGTGGGGCTGGCCGGGGTCCAGATCCAGACCGGGGAGACGGCCGCCATGAAGTTGGCCGCCGTGAACCGCTGCCTGGAGGTCATCTCCGACTCCGTGGGGAAAATGCCGTCCTACGGCATGATCTCCGCCACCCGGGAGCGGGTCTACCCGCCGGTGCTGGAGCTGCTGAACGTTCGGCCCAACCCGGGAATGACACCCTTTGTCAGAAGGAAGATTCTGGAAATCAACCGCCTGACCCGGGGCAACGCCTACGACTGGATCCTGCGGGACCCCATCAGCGCCAAACCGGTGGAGCTGATCCCCCTGCCGGCGGAGCTGGTGTCCCCCTGGCGGGACACTACGGGCCGGATCTGGTACACGGTGACCCACCCCTACACGGGCACGCCCATGAAGCTGCCCCAGGAGGATGTGCTGCACTACCGGGCCTACACCCGGGACGGGCTGACCAGCATCTCCGTCCTCCAGCGGGCGGCCCAGGTGATCGGGGCGGGCTTAGATGCCCAGACCTACCAGGCCCGGTACTACGAGTCCGGCGGTCAGCCTGCCGGTGTGCTGTCCACGGACGCAGACCTGGGCGGCACCGTCAAGGGGACCGAGATCCCCCAGAAGGACGCCCTCCGGGCTGAGTGGGAGAAGATCCACGCCGGGCCCAGCGGGGCCCACCGCATCGCCATCCTGGACCACGGCCTGAAATATGCGCCCATCACAGCCAGCATGTCCGATGCCCAGTACGTGGAAAACCACGACGTGACGGTTTTGGATATCTGCAACTTTTTCGGCGTGCCAGCCTACAAGGTCAACGCCGGAAAGCAGAGCTATTCCAGCAACGAGCAGAACGCCATTGAGTACGTGCAGACCACCCTCCAGCCCATCATCACCCAGTATGAGCAGGAGCAGACCTGGAAGCTACTGCTGCCCAGTGAGCGCCGGGCAGGCCTGGAGTTGCACATCAACATGATGGTGGAGCTGCGGGGCGATTACAAGTCCCGGGCGGAGTGGTACAAAACTATGACGGAGATCGGTGCTTACAGCATCAATGATGTCCTCCGGCACGAGGATTCCCCGGACGTGCCCGGTGGGGACTGCCGAAAGGCGTCCCTGAACTATGTCCCCCTGGAGGACTGGAAAGACCTCAGCCGGAAGCGGGCTGAGAAGGGAGGTAATCCATGAGAGTACCCATGAGCGGGGATATCGTGCCGGACAGCCAGGTGTGGCTGTATGACTGGTTCGACATTCCCTGTATTTCCCCGGCGGCGGTGCGCAATGCCATTGCAGAAAACCCGGAGGGGGAGGACCTGGTGCTGGAGATCAACTCCGGCGGCGGGTCCGTGTTCGCCGGATTTGAGATGTATTCCGTCCTGCGCAATGCCCCCTGCCGGACGGTGGCAGAGGTGCAGTCCTTAGCGGCATCGGCAGCATCCACCATGATGCTGGGCTGCCAGGAGGTCACTGCCTCCCCGGTGGCCCAGGTGATGATCCACCGGCCGTCCACCGCCACGGACGGCGACCGGGACGACCACATGGCCAGCGTGGGAGTGCTGGACTCCATCATGGAATCCATTTTGAACGCCTACACCATCAAGTGCGGCACCAGGGCCACCCGGGACCAGCTGCGGGACCTGATGGAGCAGTCCACCTGGATGACCGCCACCCAGGCCCGTGACCTGGGGCTGGTGGACAAAATCACCGGAGCAGAGGACATTGACCCCAGCACGGTGCTCAACTGCGCCGGGGTGGGAGCCGGCATCCGGGCCCTGGCGGCATTCCCCAAACCTACCTATGACAGCCTGCTGACTGAATACCACCGCCTGGTGGCGGCAGGCAAGGCCCCGGCAGAGGGCCGCATCCCGACCCCTCCCGCAGAGGAGCCGGACACAACCAACGATTCCGCGCTGGAGCTGGCAAAACTCCGTCTCCGGCTAGAAAAAATCAGAATTTGAGGAGGCACAAACATGACCGAAACCAACAGACAGCGCTACTACGACCTGAACGCCCAGCACGCAGACCTGGTGCGCCAGGCCAACGAGGCCTTCGAGGCCCAGGACGTGGACGCAGCCCGCAACTTCACCGAGCAGGCAGAGGCCCTGCAACCCGAGCGTGACGGTCTGCGCAGACTGCTGGACCAGGAGGCCCAGGCCGGTCCGGCTGCCCCTGTGTCTCACGATATGAGAGACCGGGCCGAGGAGCGGGCGGAGACCCTGCGCAACGGCGGCCTGATCACCTTCAGCGCTGCGGAGATCTGCGCTGGCCTGGGGCTGCGGATCTCCAACGCCACCACCTTGGCCACCGGCACCCTGGTGTTGCCCACCCGGGCGGGCAACACCATCCACGGTGGCGACAGCCCCATTTCCAGCATCGTGGACCAGGTCTACGTGCAGGACCTGACCGGCTGCCAGGCCATCCAGGAGCCCATCCTCCGCACCGAGCTGGAGGGTAAGGCCGCCAAGGTGACCACCGCCGCTGGCACCGCCCGCGCAGCATCTGACCCCGTGTTCACTGCTGCCAAGATCCAGCCCTATGAGGTCTCTGTGACCTCCTTCGTGGACCGGAACCTAGCAAACCTGACCCCTGTGGCCTATGAGGAGAAGATCCGCACCTTGGCCATGCGTGCCCTGCGCCGCAAGGTGGCCCAGCTGATTTACAACGGCGACGGCCAGGCCAGCCCTGATATGTACGGCATCAAGACCGCCAAGGACGTTGCGGGCAATGCTCTGTATAAGACCGTGGACCTGAGCACCATTGAGGCCGGCTGCCTGGACAAGCTGGTGTACGCCTACGGCAGTGACGAGGAGATCGGAGGCAATGCCCGTCTGTACCTGGACAAGAAGGACCTGCAGGCCCTGGGCACCCTGCGCAGCACCGACGGCAAGCGCATCTATGAGATCATCCCCGAGCCCGGCAACCCCAACGTGGGCCGCATCGTGGACGGCGGCCTGATCGTGCCCTACACCATCGGCTCTGCCCTGACCGCTCTGACCGGCGCCAACGCTACCACCGCTGCCGTGGCCCACATGCTGTACGGCGACCCCACCAACTACGAGCTGGGCCTGTTCGGCGCCTACTCCATCCGGGTGGACACCTCCGTGCGGGCCGTGGAGCGCATGAACACCATCCTGGGCGACGTGATGGTGGGCGGCAACCTGATCCAGCCTGACGGCTTCGTGGTGGGCAGCCTGCCCAAGGGCTAAGCCATGACTATCTCCTTAGACGCCATTAAACTCTACTGCCGCATTGACGGGGATGGGGAGGATGTCCTCCTCCTCTCCCTGCGGGATGCGGCCGTGGAGTATCTTGCGGGGGCGGGGGTCCCGGAGCCGAACGAGGATAATCCCCAGTATCAGCTGGCCGTCTGTGCCCTGGTGCTGGAATACTATGACCACCGGGGTCTGACGGAAACGGGGATGCCGTCCCGGCTCCCCGGCCTGGAGAACGTCATCACGCAGATGAAACTCCGGGCCCAGGCGGCCCGGGCCGTGGAGGAGATGCTTGGATGAGTTATAAAGTCAACCTGGCCTCCGACCTGCGGCACCGGGCGGCCATCCGCCGGATGGTGACGGCCACGGAACGGGATAAGCTGGGGCAATACCCTGTTGTGGAGGAGACTGTTGCCAAGGTTTGGGCGGGTGTGACCCCCCAGACAGGCAGTCTCTTATCCGGGAGGGCGGCTGAAACCACCATTTCCCGAACCACCCACAAGGTAACAATTCGTTACCGTAAGGGTCTGACGGAAGACATGTGGTTGGAAATCGAGGGGGAAACCTACGATATCCTCTACATTTTAGACCCGTACATGAGGCATGAGTGGCTGGAAATTTTTTGTGAGGTGAGGACCCGTGGGAATCAGCGAGGGCATGGACACCCGTGAACTGGATGAACTGGCAAAACGGATGTTCCGGATCGCAGAGAAAGACTACCCCGCCGAAGCGAAGGATTTTATGAAGCGGGAGGGCAACAAAGGCCGGAGGGAGCTAAGAGCCAAAACCAAGGCCGTGACCAAGAAGAAAACCGGCAACCTGCTGAAAGGCATCCGCCGGACGGGGGTACAGAAACACGATGAGGATTTCCAGATCCGCGTGTACAACGAAGCGCCTCACGCCCATCTGATCGAGCATGGCCATGTTCTCTGGGTCAACGGCACCAAAACGGAGAAATTTGTCCCCGGAAAGCACCCGGCGGCGGACACGACAAAACAGCTCAAGAGAGAGTTCCCACAAGACGTGGAAAATTTTGTGGATGAAATGCTATCCAAGGGGTTTGAGTTATGAGCAAAATCAGCATCATCGACACCATCCGGGGGCTATCCTGGCTGATCGAGAGCCTGTTTGGAGAGCCACCAACCACCAAGGACATCATTGAGGGTTTCACCCGGCCTGTCACCTACATCCAGCCGGTGTACAGCGAAACCGCCCGTGAGGGCGAGATGCAGCACGACACCCACGAGCTGGAACTCATCCGGTTTGGAGAGCGGACCCGCGAGGGCTACCTCTCTCTGCTGGAATGGGAAGCAAAACTGGCTGAGGCGCTGCAAGAGCCGGTGGTGGTGGAAGAGCAGTTTTTCCTCTACCCGGATGAGATCGAATTTATGTTAGATCGGGACGATATGACTCTGACTGTCACCCTGACCGTTGAGACGTATCAGCTCCGGGATGCAGAACAGGCTCCCTATATGGACGAACTGAAACTGAGCAGAAAGGACGGATAAAATATGGGATTACCTACTATTTCCGTTGAATTTAAGAAACTGGCAAGTACGGCAACGGCCCGGTCTGCCAGGGGGATTTTGGCGGTGATTCTCCAGGACGCCACCAAGGCCGATTTTACCAGCCGAACCTATACGGCGCTGGACGAGGTGGACAAACGGGACTGGACAGCGAACAACTACGCCATTCTGTCCCGTGCGTTTGCGGCGGGGCCTTATCAGGTGATCGCCGTCCGCGTAGGTGCTGACGGCACCATGACCGATGCACAGACCATCCTGGACCAGCTGAGCTACAACTGGGTTTGTGCAGTCCCCGCCACGTTCCAGGCTGGCCTTGTGACCTACGTCAAGGGCGTCAACACCCCCAGACGTATCCGTAAGGCCAAGGCATTGGTCAGCGGACAGGCTAACGTCGACGATATCCACATCGTCAACGTGGCCAATACCAAAGTCACGCTCAAGGGCGAGAGTACCGCTATCGACATCAACGACTACCTGCCCCGGCTGGCCGGTATCCTGGCCGCTTGCCCGATGAACGAGGCGGTGACATTCCAGGCGCTGGATGATCTGGCCGCTGTGGAGGCTGTGGCCAACCTGGACACTAGCATTGACAGCGGTAATCTTTGCCTGTTCTCGGACGATGACACGATCCGCATTGCACGCGGCGTGAACACCCTGAAAACCGTGACGGGTGACCTCACGGACGACATGAAAAAGATCGCGGTGGTCGAGGCCATGGACCTCATCCAGGAGGATATCATCCGCACATTCAAGGGCGGCTACCTGGGCCGGGTGAAAAACACGGCGGACAACCAGGCGCTCTTTGTGACAGATGTATCCAGTTATCTCCGCGCCCTGGCTGATGAGGACGTAGTGGACAGCGAGGGCATCAACGTCTCCATTGACGTGTCCGCTATGCGGGCGGCATGGGAAGCCGCTGGAACGTCCACGGCAACGCTGACGGACGCACAGATCAAGAAGAAGACTTACCGCTCCCAGGTCTTTGTGGCGGCACAGGCGCATATCCTGGATGCCATGGAGGACATGCGAATGGTATTTACTATGGGCTGATGGAGGTGTGACACATGGGTAAATTTAGCCATAACAAAATCATCCGCGGCACGTTTGGCCGCGTGTGGGTCAACGGCGAACTCATGGCCAACGTGAAGAGTTTTGAAGTGAAAATGACCCTTGACTACGAGGATTTGGACATCAACGGAGATTTCGCCCGGAAAAAGCGTTATATGGGTTACGCCATCGCAGGAACCATGACCCTGCACAAATTCGACAGTGCCATTCTTAAACTTTACCATTCTGCTGTCCTCTCCGGAGAATTGCCGGAAATTAAGATCGTCGCATCCCTGAGCGACCCGCAGAGTGATGGTACGGAGCGTGTGGCCCTGCACGATGTATACTTCGACGAGATCACCCTGAACAAATTCGAGAACAGAACCGTTTTGGAGGAAGAAGTCCCGTTTACGGCTGGCTACTCCGAACCTTTGGACCTGATCGACTGAGGAGGAGCGTATGGAGAGACTGACTATCGAGCAGCTGATCGCAAAAAAAGACCATCGGTCCCCTGAGGTAAAAATGGTCCACCTGGACAGCTTGGGCGGTGACCTGGAAATCAAAAAAATCCCCCTGGGACGCTACATGGAGATGAACGGCCGGGTGGAAAAGGCGGCTGATATGGCAGAGGTGTTGTCCATCGAGTATGAGATGATTTACGCCTGCTGTCCTATCCTGCACAGCCAGCGGTTGCAGGAGGCCTACGAGTGCCGGGACCCGCTGGAAATCGTTCCCAAACTGTTTGACGATAACCTGTCCGATCTTAATACGATCATGGCCGAGATCGCCACGTTTTACGGCGTAAATATTGGGGACGATCTAAAAAACTGATTCGGGGCGATGCTGAGCTGGCCACCATCGCCCATTTTGTCAGCCGGGGCCAGAAGCTCCAGGATTTGGTAAACATGTCACCCGGAGGGTTGTTATTTCTCCGGGCGGCGTGGGAGCTAGAGCTAGAGTATATAAGGGAGGCGTTAAGCGGTGGCGAATAAAAACGTAAATATCCTGCTAAAAATCACGGATAAATTTACTGCCCCCATGGTAAAAATGGGAAAACTTACCACCGAACAAAGCCGCGCCCTGAAAAAGGCGGGGTCTGACGCTACCAAATTTAGCCGTACCGTCCGGAACACGTTTTTAGGCGGGGTGAAACACGTTGGAAAATACGTGGCATCTCTGGCAGGTATCACCGGGGTGCTGTCGATTGTTGGCCTGAAAAACTACGCAAACAATGCGGTTGAGGCGTTTAATGCCAGCCGGGAGGCCGCCACAAAGTTGGAGGCGGTGATGGGAAACATCCCGTCCGTCATGGCCAAGGGCGGAGAAGAGGCGAAACTAGCCTCAAAACGACTTTCTGACTATGCCGGACAGCTCGGTAAAACCGGCGTAGTTGGTAAAACCGTTGCGGTAAACAGTTTACAGCAGCTTGCGACGTTCCAGTTGTCGGAAGAGCACCTGAAAGCCTTGCTTCCTGGCATGGAGGACTTGATCGCCCAGCAGAAGGGCGTGAACGCCACAGCCCAGGACGGTATTGGTATTGCCAACCTGGTCGGTAAGGCTATGACCGGCCAGACTGGTGCTCTGACCAAAGCCGGTATCATTATGACTGACTACCAGGCCCAGGTGATGAAAACCGGCTCGGAATCTGAGCGGACGGCCATGATGGTAAAGATCCTGGAACAAAACGTCGGCGGGGTAAATGCCGCCCTAGCACAGACGGACGCTGGCAAGATCAAATTGATGAATAACAATCTTGCCGCCGCCAAAATCGCTATCGGTGAGCATGTCAGTGCCCTAAAGGTACAGGTTGCGTCCATCGTCGGGCAGGCTATCCCGGAACTCCAAAAAATGGCAGTGTCCGCTGTGCAGTATATCACGCCCAAGGTCACGTCGGCGTTACAATTTGTAATCGACCACATGGACGATATCAAAGCTGCTATTGGACGCGTGCGAGATTATGCCTCTACCGCTTGGAAAATCATTGAGCCGATTTTGATGTTTGCGGCAAAACATGCCAATGTGTTAGTCCCCGCCATCCTTGGTGTTGTGGGAGCAATCTCTGGATTGTCCATCGTGGTGGATATTGCTAACAAAATTATGAATTTTGTGGATGCCACGGAGCAAGTGATCAGCACGGTAAAAATGGTCGGCAGCGCTCTGACGGCGCTGACCGGCGGCCCTGCCGTGTGGATCATGGCGGCCATCAGTTTGCTGCTGGTCGGCTTGGTGTACGCATACCAGCATAGTGAAAAATTCCGGAACGCAGTCAACAAGCTGGGAAACGGAATCAAAACCGTGTTTATCAATATTGTAAACGCCGTGAAATTCTTACGAGACAAGTTTATCGGGGCTTTTGAGATAATCCATGAAAAGGTCAGCGGCGTGGTGCAGAAGATTCTGGATTTCTTGCAGCCCCTGATCGACGTCATCGACAAGGTAAAAAACGGCCTGAAAAACCTGGGCTTTGGCAGCTCTGCCAACACGGGGAGCCAATATTCCCTCTCCGCAAACGGCGGCAAGGCCACGGGCACGCCGTATTTCCGGGGCGGGCTTACCCGCGTCAATGAGGGCGGGCGTGGCGAAATTATGAACCTGCCCAACGGGACGCAAATCATCCCACATGACGTAGCGAAAAAACAGAAACGCTCTAACAATATCTCTGTGCAGGTAACGATCCAGGGGAACGTTATCGGCAACCGGGCATTTATGGAGCAGACCGGCGCTTACATCGCCAACAAAATTCTAGTGGCGCAGGGGGTGGTTTGATGGATTTTACACTGTCGTACAACAACAAAGAAGAAGTTCTAGTTTTCCCGGTGGTGCCCAATGCGGGCATCCAGCTTTCCAGGGACCAGGACAACCAGGCATTTGACGGCATCAACCACGAACTGCAAGCCCTAGGCAACCTAAAACTGGCCATATTTTCCATCACCAGCTTTTTCCCGTTGAAACGCTACTCATTTCTCCGCCCCTACTCCAGCATCAACGGCTGGCACTATGTCCGGGTGATCGAGGCGGTCCGAAAACGGAAAATCCCGTTTCGGGCGCTGCACCTGGACAACAACAGCCAGGAGGTGTTTAATCTCCCCGTGACCGTGGAGAATTTTGAGTATTGGATCGACCAAGCCGGGGACATCGGATACACCATTGATTTTAAAGAGTATCGTTTTGCAAACGGTTCCGCCGCCACCCTGGACAAACCGAAGGATGCGGCCGGCGGGAAAACCCAGACGGCCGCGCAACTCAACGCGAGTACCGGCACCTCCAGCGGGGGAGCATTTACCAAACGGTACACCGCGATGGATGCTAAGATGATTGCAAAAGTCATGTGGGGCGAGGCTCGCGGAATCAAAAGCAAAACGGAGGTGGCCTGCATCGGCTGGTGTATTCTCAACCGCGTGGATGCCGGGATGGGAAAAAACATCGAGGCCGTTATCACGGCGGCGAACCAGTTTTTTTACAAACCGTCGTTCCCCACCACCAGTCAGGCGGGGGGTTACGACCTGGTGGCGCTGGCCACGGACGTGCTGGATCGGTGGAGCCGAGAAAAATCCGGGCAGTCCAACGTAGGCCGGGTGCTGCCGAAACAGTACAAATGGTACGCCGGAGATGGAGCACATAACTGGTTTTACCCAAGCTGGCCCTGCAAACGGGCGCAGCGCTGGAATTTTAAGAGCGTAACATCGCCATATCCAAACTGAAAGGGGGGCGAACATGGGTCAGATGATTTGGCCGGTGCCGGGTTATAGTCGCATATCGTCCCCGTTTGGCTACCGGAAACCATTCAAAACCTCCAACGGTATGTCTTCCGACAAACACGCCGGAATCGACATTCCGGCCCCAAACGGGACACCTATCATTGCGGCCCGTGGGGGCAACGTGACGCAGGTGTGGACAAACAAGGCCAGGGGCAAATTTTGCGTGATCAATCACGGCAGCGGCATCTCCACGCTGTATCAGCACTGCTCTAGTATCGGGGTAAAACTGGGCCAAACCGTCCAGGCCGGACAGGTCATTGCAAAAGTGGGCAGCACCGGCGGGGTGACGGGGAGTCACCTTCATTTCGAGGTGCACGTCAACGGGACGCCGGTCAACCCGTCCAACTACGTCAAATACAGCGACACCGCTACCAAATACACCGGCGGGACCATCGCTTCCAGCGGGACAGACGGGTTTTCGGCTACCACGGATGAGGCGGACGAAAAAGTCAAAGTGATCCACATCCCACAAAGCTCCAAGGTTTACACGGTGTACGAGGATGACACTCCGTACAAAGCCCCGGACCGCTATAAAATCGTGTGGCAGGCGCTGGGCAACAACGGCAGGACGCGGGACATCACGGACCGCTGCGGTGCCCCTACCCTGACCGACGACAGCGAGAGTGTGGCGGTGGAGTTTACGTTTTCCGTACTCCAAGCACGGGGAGAGAAATTCTTCCCGCCGCTGCGGATCATGTGCGGCGATTTGGTCAGCGTGAGCAACCTGGCCTCTGGGGAGTGCATTTTCCTGGGGCAGGTGCAGAGCGTAAGCGGGAGTTACAGCGAGAGTATGTCCATCGTCTGCCACGACGCGGGGCGCTTGCTGACCACCAACGACGTGATTATGCAGTTCAATAACATCCCGGCGAAGGACGCGCTGAGCCAGCTGGCCAACAAAGTGGGCATCCAGCGGATTTCCTGCCCCAACCTGATTTCTTCCGTGTATGGCACGGAGAAGGACACCACGTCCAACATCATTCAAAAAATTCTGGAGACCGTGACCAGCGAGAATGGCGTGACCTATTTCCCCCGGATGATGGGCAACACCCTGGTTATCCGGTCGTATGCCCAAAAATGTATTACGGCGTGGTACCGTCAGGAAAGCAACCTAAATAGTGTTTACACGAGCGATATGGTATAATGGGAGCAAGAGATCCGAAAGAGGTGTTCCCATGAAGAATGAACAACAACGCCACGACATCAGCGATGCGGTATGGAGCCTGCTGGAACCGCATCTGCCAGGACAACGAGGGCAGTGGGGTGGAATAGCCCAGGATAACCGGCGCTTTATCAATGGCGTGTTTTGGATTTTACGCACAGGAGCACCGTGGCGGGATTTACCGCCGTTCTACGGGAAATGGGGTACCGTGTATCAGCGGTTCCGCAGATGGCGTGACAAGGGGATCTGGGAAAAACTGCTGGAAATTCTGGTTGATGAGCCCGATTTTGAATGGTTGATGATTGATGCCAGCCACTGTAAGGTGCATCCACATGCGGCAGGAGCCCGTGGCGGTAATCAGGACATGAGCCGTACAAAAGGGGGCTCAATACCAAGATTCACCTTGCCGTGGATGCAAATGGTATGCCGGTCCGAGTACTTATCACAGAGGGTACCCGAGCTGATTGCAAAGAAGCTATTCACTTGATTGATGGAATATCGGCGGAAACATTACTGGCCGATCGTGGGTATGACACCAATCAAATCATTGCTTATGCCGCTGATGCTGGAATGAATATCGTCATTCCGGCTAAACGAAATCGCAAGCAGCAGCGGGAGTATGACCGTTACTTGTATCGGCTTCGTCATCTGGTGGAAAATGCTTTTTTGCACCTGAAACGTTGGCGAGGCATTGCTACTCGATATGCAAAAACTACAACATCTTTTCTGGCTGCTGTGCAAATTCGTTGCATTGCTATTTGGTGTACTGTTTTGACCTGATCTTGTGTAGACACTATTTAAGAAGAAAAACGAGTGGTCTGAGATAAAGGATACACTTCTCAGATGCTATCTGCCCCAGTATTTTCAAAAACTCCTTGTTTCGGGGAGACCGATATACTATGTTGATTGCTTCGCTGGGAAGGGAAAATTCGACGATGGGAACGAAGGCTCTCCGCTCATTGCAATGCGAATCATGAATGAACGCATTGAGATGAGTAGAATATCCAAGAAGAATAATGCAATACGCCCATGCT